TTATCACAAAGATATAATGTTGAAGTAACTCCAAACAATCCTGATATTGTAGTAAGTAATCATTTTATTGAAAGATACCAAGATGCAAAAATGGTTTATTTTAGTGGTGAACCATTTTATGAATTAGGTGTTAATGATTATGCATTTACATCTTTTTATATTGATGATCCTAAGTTTTTTAGAGTTCCATTGTATCTTCTCTATGCATATGATTACTATAAAACGGGATTTACAAATTCATATAATGCAATTTTAAACAAATCAAATTTACTTGAATCTTTGTTTAATAAATCTGAATTTTGCAATTACATTGCAAGAGGTCCTGGAGGAACTCCAAGAAGAACTGAGTTTTTCCAAAAACTATCAGAGTATAAGCATATTGATGCATTAGGATTGCATTTCAATAATGGTCCATTTGTTCCTGGTGAATCCGGAAGTATTGAAGGATCGATTGAAAAATGTAAAGTTCAAAGAAAGTATAAATTTTCTATTGCTTTTGAAAATTCTTCAGAGTATAAAGGTAAAATAGGATATACTACTGAGAAGATTTTTGAACCAATGATTGCAATGAGTATCCCTATCTATTGGGGAAATCCATTAATTGATTGTGATTTTAATACTAGTAGTTTTATTAATTGGAATGATTATGGTAGTGATGAAAAGGTAATTGAAAGAATTATAGAAATTGATAATGATAAAGATTTATATGCTGACTATATTACTGCAAATTATGTAAACAATACTAGACTCTTTCAAATCGAATATATAATTGATATTTTTGATAAAATTATTGGAGATTAAAATGATTATTGTATGTACTCATAAGAGTCCTGATGTTCTTGAGCAATGTTTGAGTTCAATTCGTAAGTTTTCAAAAGAGTTTCATAGAATTATTTGTATAGAGACATCTGATTCTCAAGAATCTAGAGAAATTGCTGAAAAGTATGATGCTTTTCTTGAGAATAGTAATTTAAAATATGAGATTGGTGCATTTAATTTTGCAACTAATATGTACCCGGGAGAAACAGAGTACTTTATGTTTCAAGACTCTGTTGAAATTGTTGCAGAAGATTGGGAACATATTTTAAGAGTTCCTTCTCAAGGAATTAAAATGGTAGCTCCTGCATCTTATCCACTTCTGGAAGATCCTTGTCCTGGATGTGGAGAAGATGTTTTTTATAATTTGTATGGAAAATCTTGGCCACTACATCATGCACATGGAGTATTAAACAATAATTTTTATGTCCCACAAATGGGACTAAGATTATTGAAACAATTTGGTGTTGATAAGTTAACCGCAGAATGTAAAAATGATACATTTGCGACCGAAAGAGTCTTAGGTGCGATTGCTCATTATACTTGCGGATTCGATTGTTCTGCTTCTTTGGTTGGTGATTGGATTTGGGATGCAACTCAATATCGTAAAAATACAGGTTTTACAAAATATATTTACAAACATACTCTAATGAGACAATGAAAATTCTTAATGAAATTTTTGATAAAATTTTAGTGATTACAATTCCTTCATTTGATGATCGAATTGAAAATATGAAACAAAGACTTGCAGGAGTTGAATACGAATTTTTTTATGGTGCATATGGTAGAGATATTGATGTTGAATATTATCGATCAAAAGGATCTAGATTAACACGAGGTCAACTTGGGTGTGCATTAAGTCATTACCAAATTTATCAAAAAATGATTGATGAAAATTTGGACAATGTTTTGATTCTGGAAGATGATTGTGTTTTTAACGAAAATGTAGTAGAATTACCTGAGTATTATTCTGAACTTCCTGAAAATTATGCGGTATTTTATTTGGGATATGATTGCCCATTCACATCTCCATATTCAAATAAATTAAATCTGTCTAATGGAAGTGTTGGTTGGACGCACAGTATGAACGTTAGAAATCATTGCGCCGAAAAAATACTTGAGATTAATAAAGATCTTCTTTGGACAGCTGACGGTGCATTTGCACAACTACATAGTACATATGGAACCCAATATCATTTGGCAATTCCTCAATTAACCTATCAAGATAATGATGGTACAACATCTACACTTGTAGAAGTAGATAAAAAATATGGAATGGGTTTTTAAGTATGAAATTTACTTTTGGAATCATATCTTCTGGGCAAGAAGATCATAATGTTCATTTAGTAATTGATAGTATTGAGCGTTTAAACATTCCCGAGTATGAAATTCTTATTATTGGAAATTCAGATGTATCTCGGATGAGAACAAAAATCATTCCTTTTAATGAAAACATTAAAAGGAAATGGATTACTAAAAAGAAAAATTTAATTACCGAAAATGCAAAATATGACAATGTAGTATATACTCATGACTATGTTGTATTTGAACCTGATTGGTATCAAGGATTTTTGCACTATGGTGATGATTTTAAAGTCTGTATGACTAGAATGTTAAATAAAGATGGTACAAGGTATCGTGATTGGTGCATTTGGCCACATAATGATAATTTTGTCGATGGTATTGTAACCAGACAAAGAGGATGTTTAATTCCTTATGACATGACCCATTTGTCAGAATATATGTATTTTTCTGGCGCATATTGGGTAGGGAAAAAGGATATTATGACAGAGTTTCCATTGAATGAAAATTTAACATGGGGACAAAGTGAAGATGTTGATTGGTCGTTGAGAATTAGACAGAAGTATAATTTTTCAATCAACAAATATTCTTCAGTTAGACTTTTAAAATATAAAGATCGTGCGTTTGACGAACCAGACGAACTTGCTATTCAACAATTTATGCTTATTAAAGGAAGATGAATAACATTGCAATTTACTTTCACATTGTCGCTGCACTTAAGTTCCAAGAAATTTTCGAGGAAATGTTTACTGAGGTAATAAACTCGGGTCTTTTTGATGCAGCAGATAAGATTAATCTTTGTGTTGTCGGAAACGAAGATTTAATGATTCCAGAATCCGATAAGATTGAAGTTGATTATGATCCACTTAGTTCAACTAATCTTCAACAATCTGTTGAATATGGTGAATTTTATACTTTAAAAAAATTAAAGCAATTTGCCAATAATTGTGAAACTAATACCAGAATTCTCTACACTCATCTGAGAGGTGTTACAAGTCCTGGAAATCTTCATATTCCTACTTGGAGAAAATATCTTACATATCAAAATATTAATAAGTTTGAAGAATCTCTAAAAGAACTTGAAACTTGTGATGCTGTTGGAGTTGATTTAATTGATAAATCAGTTTGGCCATATTCTACACATTTTTCTGGAAACATGTGGTGGGCAAATTCGGATTATATTAAAACACTTCCTGAAATTTCTGAAATTGATCATCCTGGTGCTCCTCAAAAAGCAACGCTTAGACATAATGCAGAATTTTGGATCGGTATGAAAGATGGCAATCTTAGAAGTAAGCATGATGCAGATATTGATATTTGCAGCAGACATTTAATTAGTTGTCCAAAAGAATATTATACTGAGAAATAATAATGAGTCGTTGTTGTTTTATTATTTTTGCACATTCACTTGAGCAAGATATTGATGATCTCAATGACATGATTGGGAATATTCAATATTTTCATGATGATTGTGATTTTATTGTTAATCATCCAAATATTGAGCATCCAAAAATAAGAGTACGTCATATGCCTGGTGTACTCAATCATTCTAATTTTATCTTTGGTGCATATGGTAAAGTTTTGAATGCTCTAAGTGTAGAAGAAATTAATTCTTTTGATCACTTTTGTTTAGTTTCCGCCAATCAATATTTTATTGATAAAATTCATTTCGAAAAAGGTGTAAACTATGTTCAATTTTATAATGCAGAAAATTGGGATGAATTGTACATAGGAAAAGATATGGATAAAACCATTATCGGTTTTCCACTTCAACAACCATATGGACGTTGGGATCCAAAAGATTTGTATAAAGAATACAATATTGAAACTCCCATGCCATCCAACTGGGAATGCTTAACTCTTACAAAAGAGTCTATGTTACTTGCAAAACAAAATGTTGACTCTTGTTTGCAAACATACTATAATCAGGACATGATTAGCATTTTTCCAGGTTATATGGCTCTCATGTCTGGTCAACCTTGGGAATTCCCTGCTCATTTTGGGACTTATGATCCTTCAAATCGTGCACTTAAAAATCATTTTTTGTTCCCTGAACAAGTAGAACAAAAAAGAAATGAAGGATATTTTAGTGTAAAAAGAACAAACTATAGTCGCCATTGTCCTGTTAAAAACTTTATTCGTCAAAATTACATGAGGTAAAAAATGGAAGAAAAACTTAAACAGTATTTTGAAACTTTCTCTAACAAAGATCTTGATGGTCTTGCTGAAATGTTTTCTGATGACGTAATTCTAACTGATTGGGATATTTACGAAATAGGTAAAGAAAATGTTTTGAATGCAAACAAAAGAATTTTTGATTCTGTAGATAACATTTCAGTTCATCCATATTGTTACTATGGTGGAAACAATTCTTATGCTGTGGAAATTGCTATTGAAGTAACATCTAAAGGTAGTGATAATATAGAAGAACTGCAAGTTGTTGATGTAATTACATTTGATGAAAATGGGTTAATCGATTGTATTAAAGCATATAAAAAATGAAAGTAAAATTTAATCTTGTTGGTGATGCATTTACACATCTAACTGGTGGTAATAAAGGCTATTCAGTTCATGGAAAAGAATCGAAGTATATTCAATGGGTGAAGGATTCATCTATTGGACGTACTTTTTATGTTGATGATACAATCAATTACGCTTTTTCTGATGGAGTGCAGGGGAAAAAATATGGATGGATTTTAGAATCGAAGTTTATTAAACCAGATGTTTTTTCATCTGTTAAAAATCATTATCAAGAATATTTTAAAGTTTATGATACAATTTTTACTCATAATCAAGAACTTCTTGAATTAGATTCGAGATTTAAGTGGTGCCCTGCTCAAGGATTTTGGATTCGTGATCCTAAAGTTTATGAGAAAACAAAAATGATTTCAATGATTGCATCTAATAAACAAATGACGACTGGTCAAAAACTTCGTCTTAAATGGGTGGAAATGATTGGAGATCAAGTTGATCTTTATGGTAGAGGATTCAATGAAATATCTTTAAAAGAGGAAGGATTGTGTGACTATATGTTTTCTGTTGTAATTGAGAATGGATTTTATGATTCTTATTTTACAGAAAAGATTTTAGATTGTTTTGCAACTGGAACAATTCCTGTTTATCTTGGTAGTCCAGATATTGGTAAATATTTTAATATGGATGGAATTGTGCGATTAACCGAAGAGTTTGACGTATCGGAAGAAATATACTATAGTAAAATGGATGCAATCAAAGATAATCTGGAAAGAGCAAAGCAATATGAAGTTCTTGAAGATTTTCTTTATCTTAACTATTTTAAAGAGGTGGAGTAATGCCAATTGGTTATAATCGATTAGGATCAAACGGAAGACTTGGAAATCAAATGTTCCAGTATGCAGGTCTTCGTGGAATTGCGGCGGCCAGAGGATATGAATGGGTTGTTCCAAAACCAGATACTTATGGTGACTCAAACTATGGTCTTTTTGACTGTTTTGAGATGAGTTCGGTGAAAGATGAAAACTTTGGATATGTTAATCGTCATAGCGTTGAAACTGGATGTTTTCATTATGATGGAGAATTTGTTCGCAATCTTCCAAATAATGTAAATCTTCATGATTATTTTCAAAGTGAAAAATACTTTGAAAATGTTGCAGATGTGATTCGTAAAGACTTTACCTTTAAAAAGGAAATCTTGGAACCATGTAAAGAAATAATGTCTGAACTAGACAATCCAATTTTTCTACATGTTCGTCGTGGTGATTATATTAATCATCAATATGCACATCCCATTTGCCCAATTAGTTATTATCAAAAAGCACTTACTCATTTTGATGCATCATCTCCAGTATTAGTTTTTTCTGATGATATTGAATGGTGTAAACAACAAGAAATCTTTTCTGATGAACGTTTTATGCTTTCTGAATATGATGAAAGGTATCCTCAGAAGTGTGACACAAACGATGGGAAACAACATGCACTAATTCCATATTTTGATATGTGTATGATGTCTCTTTGCACTGGAGGAATTATAGCCAATAGTTCCATGAGTTGGTGGGGTTCATGGTTGATTGAAAATCCAACACAACCTATTGTAGCTCCTAAACGTTGGTTTGGTGAAAAATATAATCACTATTATATGGGTGATTTAATTCCAGAAAGATGGATTCAAATTGAGGTGGAATGATGAACGACATTACTTATATTCTTCCTACTAGAATTGAAACGGAAGACAGATTAAAAAATATTATTACTTCTGTAACTTACCTTTTGACTAAATTTCCAAAAGCAAAAGTTATAGTTAAGGAAGTTGATAAGAAGTCGGTATTTGCTGAAAAGGCAATTCCATATATTGAAAGATATGTTAGTACTGTAAATTTACGGCATATTTTTGAAGAAAATGATGAAGATATTTTTCATAAGACGAGATATCTAAACGATTTAATTGTTGCCGCTGATACTGAAATTGTTGCTAGTCATGATGTTGATGTCATATATCCAGTTGAAAGTCATCAACTTGCATATGATTTAATTAAAAACGGGCAGTTTGATGTTGTATATCCATATGGTTGTGGAATTTATCAATATCAAGTAGATTACCCTGTTCCAGTTTTTGAACAATTTTTGGAAAGTGGATTTGATCTGAATGTGATTGCTCCACGCTGCCGCCATGAAGCCTCTACAATTGGATGGACACAATTCTATAATCGTGCTAAAGTAATTGAAGGTTATATGTGGAATGAAAGTTTTCTTTCATGGGGAGCAGAAGATTGCGAATTCTATTTTAGATTTAATAGTCTAGGATATAATGTCGGAAGAGTTGATTCTCATATTTTCCACTTTGAACACGGAAGAACTCATAATTCACATTATCACAATCCTAAATTTATCCAAAATGATAATTTGTGGAGATGGATTCGTGAACAGTCCAAAAATGATTTAATTGATTATTTTGAACATCAACCATACGTCGTAAACAGAAGGAGAGAACTTAATGTTAGCGTTTAATTATCTTGGTAAACTTGGAAGACTTGGGAATCAAATGTTCCAGTATGCAAGTCTTCGTGGCATTGCTGCTAATCGTGGATATGATTTTGGAATTCCTCCTTCCAATTTTAGAGACGTTTGGCAGGATCACCAATTATTTGAAGTTTTTGAACTTCATCATCTTCCTCCCAAAAATGTCAAGTATCTTGATATGGGACATGCTCCAGTAGCAAAAGAAACTACTTTTGGATTTGATCCTCTTCTCTTCAATCAATGCCCAAATGATATTTCATTGTGGGGATTTTTCCAATCGGAAAAATATTTTTCTCATATTGCTCATAGTATTAAAGAAGATTTTACTTTCAGGCAACACATTCTTGAACCGTGTCGAGAAATGATGTCTGGAATTGAATCTCCTATTTCATTGCATGTTCGTCGTACTGACTATACGACAAACCCTAATCATACTGCTCTTGATCTTGAGTATTATGAAGAGGCACTAAAGAACTTTGATAACAATAGAACTGTAATTGTTTTTTCTGATGATCCTGAATGGTGTCAGCAACAATCAATTTTTTCTGATGATCGTTTTATGATTTCGGAAAATACTGATAATGCTGTAGATCTTTGTCTAATGACACTGTGTTCGGATCATATTATTGCAAATAGTTCTTTTAGTTGGTGGGGTGCATGGCTTGCTAATTCTAGGAAAGTTGTTGCTCCTTCTAAATGGTTTGGTCCTGGAAATGCAGATAAAAGCACCGGAGATTTAATTCCTGAAAGATGGATAATTGTATGACATATTCTGTTTATGGATCTTCTGGATTTGTTGGAAGTAACTTCTGTAATCTTTTCCCAGATCTTATTCTAGAGCAACAAAGAGAAGAAAGAAAACCACAAACAAATAATCTCCTTTATTTTATTTCAACGACGCATAATTATAATGTACACTCAAATATTACTTTAGATGTTGAAACTAACCTTAAAGTTTTTTGCGAAGTTCTTGATCACTGTAGGAATTCTGAGTATACCATTAACTATATTAGTTCTTGGTTTGTTTATGGTGATGGACCGCTTCCTGCACGGGAAGCAGATGTCTGTAAACCAACTGGATTCTATTCAATTACTAAGAGAGCGGCAGAGGAAATTTTAATTTCTTTTTGTAGAACTTATAATGTAAAGTATAGAATTTTACGTTTGTGTAATGTTCTTGGTAAAGGAGATGGTAATGTATCTGCTAAAAAGAATGCACTTACATACATGATTGATTTATTGAAAAAAAATGAAGATGTATATCTTTATGATGGTGGCGGGGCTTATCGTGATGTAATGCATGTCAATGATGTGTGTAAAGCAATTGAGTTGGTGTGTAGGGAAGGAAATTTTAATGAAATATATAACATTGGTAGTGGACAACCAACTAGGGTCTCTGATATAATAGAAGCATCAAAGACTTACTTAGGATCTACTTCAAATATTTTAAGTAAACCAACCCCTGAGTTTCATAAGATTGTTCAAACTGAAAGTTTCTGGATGGATACTTCCAAATTGAAAGGACTTGGATTTACTCAGGAAATTAGTAATGATTTAATTATTCAAGAATTATGTCGGTAGAAAACGAAGTTTCATCATTTATCAAAAATTTGCAGGACAAAGGTGAAAAACTTTTTCCTTATATTTGTAATAATTATTATGAAAAGGGTAAAAGTAATGTTTATTACTCTGGACCCTATTGGGATGAGAGAGAAGTCGCAGCAGCAATTACAACTCTTTTGAGTGGAAAATGGCTTCCTTCTGGTGAGGAAGTTAATAAGTTTGAACGTCAATTTTCAAAACAGTTTGGATTTGGTCATTCTGTGATGGTAAATTCTGGCAGTTCTGCTAATCTCGTAATGATTGCTGCTCTTAAGAAGTATTTTGAATGGAAAGATGGTGATGAAATTATTGTTTGTGTATGCGGGTTTCCGACAACGATTAATCCAATTATTCAAAATAATCTCAAACCAGTTTTTGTCGATATTGATTATTCTGATCTTAATTGGGATTTGGATCAAATACAATCAAAAATCACAACAAGAACTAGAGCAGTATTTTCATCACCAGTTCTTGGAAATCCTTATGACTATGACAAACTTCTTGATATTTGTCATCGGTACAATATCAAACTTATTTCTGACAATTGCGACAGTCTTGGATCCAAGTGGCGGGATGAATATTTGACCAAACATGCAGTTGCTGCATCTTGCTCTTTTTATCCTGCACACCATATTTCCACAATTGAAGGTGGGATGGTTTCTTCCAACATTAAAGAGATTGTAGATATTGCTCGTTCTTTTGCCTGGTGGGGTCGTGATTGTTATTGTGTAGGATCACAAAATCTTTTAGAGTGTGGTGTGTGTGGAAAAAGATTTGATTATTGGCTTGAAGGATACAATGAAATTGTAGATCACAAATACGTTTTTGGTAATATTGGATATAATCTTAAACCAGCAGATCTTCAGGGTGCAATTGGTCAAGTTCAGTTAACTAAAACTGAGGAAATTCACCAGAAACGCCGCCATAATAAAGAACGTCTTCAAAAGATTTTTGAAACTCTTCCTTTCACTAGAGTGATTGATGAAAGACCTGAAGCAGAAACAAGTTGGTTTGGTGTACCAATTGTTTGTGAGTATGAGAAATCAAGTTTAGTCAAATGGCTTGAAAATCACAAAGTTCAAACTCGTAATTATTTTGCAGGAAATATTTTAATGCATCCTGCATACAAGCATTTAGAAGATGCTCGTAATTATCCAAATGCATGTAAAGTTCTTGACAATGTTTTCTTTGTTGGTTGTTCCCCTGTGATTACAGATGAAATGATCGATTACATTGCAGAAGTAGTTGAAGAATATCGCACTAACCACATTCATTATCACCCAGTATAAAATCATGGACAAAAATAAATCATTACATAAATTAAACGGACTTCCCCCAATTTATTATCTGAACCTTGATGGGCAACCGGAAAGGGCAGAGTATATGGAAAATCAATTCAAGTATTGGGAAATTGAAAATTATACTCGTATTTCTGCATATGATGGCAGACAAGATGATCTAAGTGACATCTTGAAAGGAAAGTATCCTGATATGATGACTTCTGGTGAAGTGGGTTGTGTAACTTCTCACCTTAAAGCAATGAAGCACTGGTTAGAGACATCTGATTCTCCATGTGCAATCATGATGGAAGATGATTGTGATCTTGATACAGTTAAGCACTGGCAATTTACCTGGAGGGATTTTTATTCAAAAGTTCCTTATGATTATGATGTTGTCCAACTTGCTATTATTAATCCTATTCAAATCTCTATTCGAATGCACAAGAGATTTGTAAATGATTTTTCTACTGCATGTTATATGATTACTAGACATCATGCAACAAAACTCTTAGCACTTCATGAACGTGATGGAAAATATAAGTTGGATAATGGAGTCAAACCTCGTGCTGTTGCTGATGATTTGATTTATAATTCTGGGAATACCTTTGCAGTTCCTTTGTTCATGTATAAAATTGAATTGGGATCTTCAATTCATGGTGAGCATATTTCAGCATTTCATCAAACAAGTTATGATGGACTTTGGAATTTTTGGAGGAATACTTCAAATACTATCGAAAGTTGGGATTCGGTATTTGAATATGATCCATATTATGGAACTCTTCCTCCAGAAACAGAGAGTATAATGAGGGAACAGCAGCAAAATCAAGAAACCAAAACTGAATAATTCAATAAAGGGGCTTGACGCCCCTTTATTTTTGCTATATACTGTTGTAACAATTCTTAATGAATTTACAATGACTGTAACAACTAACGAACACGGACAACAAAACATGTGGGCAAAAGAACCCGCAATGTATTATGAGAATTATGGAATGTTAACTCCTAATGAAGTCAAGGAGCGCACAAATGGACGCTGGGCTATGGTCGGGTTTATTGCTGGTATTATTTCTTATGTTAGCACTGGTAAACTCTTCTTCGGAATCTTCTGATGACTGAAACAATTTTTACCATTATCTCAGTTGCATTTTTTGTGCTTTTGGGTTATGCTGTTGAGAAAGTCGCAGAAACTTATTAATGAGTGCTAATATGCTTGGGCAACTCTCTCTTGCCCTTCAAGAACTTGTAGAAAGTGGTGCCTGGTCTAATGAAGACGAACTTAAAGTTTGTGTAGCAGGTACTCTTCCAAAGGATAAATTTATAGTTATTCAAAACATTACTAAAAGAGGAGAAAACTAATGGACAAAATTTTTACTGAAAAAGCAGAACGTATTAATGGTTGGTTTGCAATGATTGGTATCGTTGCTGCTATTGGTTCTTATCTGGTTACTGGTCAAATTATTCCTGGTGTATTTTGATGGAGGTTAAAATGCGTAGTGAAGGTTATACTATTCCCGAAGTTCAGTTTCAATTTCGTGAGAATGGTGAGTTTGTAACTCGTACAACTTCGGAACTTTTTGATGGGAAGCGTGTGGTCATTTTTAGTCTGCCTGGTGCTTTCACTCCTACTTGCAGTGCCTATCAGTTACCTGGATTCGAAGAGAAATATGACGACTTTTTGGGTCTCGGCATCGACGATATTTACTGCATCTCTGTTAATGATGGGTTTGTAATGAACGCCTGGGCACAAGATCAAAATATCGAAAAAGTAAAACTTATCCCCGATGGAAATGCATATTTTACCCGTTCAATGGGTATGCTTGTTAGCAAAACAAACCTTGGCTTCGGTGAGCGCAGTTGGCGTTACGCTGCTGTGGTAAATAACGGAATCATTGAGAAATTGTTTATTGAAGCAGAACAACGCGATAATGCTGACTCTGATCCTTATGAGGCAAGCACTCCAGAAGCAGTGTTTGAATATGTGTCAGCAAATGTAAAAGTTGGCGCTACAATTTGATATAATTCTCCATAACATTCAACTCTGCTCTAAATAAAGGGCAGAGTTTTTTTATTGTATGCCACGCGGACAATTAACTAAGGATATTATAAAATGTGAAGTTCTTAAAATTAAAAAAGAATTGGATAGGGAGTGGATGGACAAATCTGGACATGATCCAAAATGGTTGGCGCATCAATATCTCAATAGAGTTTTAGACAAAATAGAAGAGTATAGAGTCTAATAAATATCTAAAAACACTATAAAATGACCAGAGCAAGAGATCTTTCATTCTTAGCCAATACTATTACTGCAGGAACTAATGTAGTTATTAGTAATGGATTAAGTGTATCTGGTGTTGTAACAGCAACATCATTTAATGGTGATGGATCTAAATTATCTGGAGTTATTGCTACTTATTCAACTTCAAGTGGAATTGCAACTTACTCTGATACATCTGGAATAGCAACTTATTCTGGAATTTCTGGAGTAAGCACTTATGCTTCAACTGCTGGAATTGCAACTTACTCTGGTGCATCTGGAATAAGTACCCTTGCTCAAGGACTTACAGGAACTCCAAATCTTAATATTGGTGTAGTAACAGCAACTTCATTCTTTGGTGACGGTTCAAATCTTTCTGGTGTACAGGGCAGTAATTTAAATTATTACTCATCTCACAGTGAAACTTCCGGTACATCTGCAAACATTTCTGGAATTTCTTCATTTTCACAAGTTGGAATTCTTACCGGATCCCTTGCGAATGTATCTGGGGATTCTTTTGGTAGATCTGTTGCAATTACTCCCGATGGAAAAACTATAGTTGTTGGAGCTACCTTCGACGAATTAACAGGAACTACTGGATGTGGAGTTGTTTATGTTTTTGATAGGGTTGGTAATTCATTCAATCAAGTTGGAATTATAACTGGATCTTTTGCCGGTCAAACTAATGATAACTTTGGTTGGTCAGTAACAACTAGTTACGATGGAAAAACTATTATTGTTGGTTCTCCTAATGATGAGTTATCGGGAACTACTGGGAACGGAGTTGCCTATGTTTTTGATCGTGTTGGAGTTGGCACATCATCAACGTTTACTGAAGTTGGAGTTCTTACCGGATCCCTTGCTTCAGATTCTTCGGATAATTTTGGAGGTTCCGTTTGTTGTAGTAGTGATGCAAAAACAATATTTGTTGGTGCGTCTAATGATGAAATTTCCGGACTTTCTAATCATGGAATTGTATATGCATTTGATAGATCAGGAAGTAATTTTACTCAAGTAGGAATTATTACTGGATCTACGGCTTTAAGCTCTTTTGATGGATTTGGTGGTGGAGTATCATGTAGTGCGGATGGAAAAACATTAATTGTTGGAGCTAATAGCGCTGGCGGAGGATTTCAAGGCAGAGCTTATGTATTTGATCGTATTGGAATAAATAATTTTTCTCAAGTTGGAATTTTAACAGGATCTTTAGTAGAAAATAGTGATGCTTTTGGATCTTCTGTTAAAATTACACCAGATGGTAAGAAAATATTTGTTGGCGCAACTAATGATGAAGTTGGTGCAACATCAAATCAGGGAATAGTTTATGCGTTTGAGCGTGTTGGCAATACTTTTTCTCAAGTTGGAATTATTACGGCTAATTCTGATAGCGATTCGCAATTTGGATTAGATATAGATGCAAATTTTGATGGAAGCATTGTTGTAGTAGGTGCTCATTGGCAAGATATAAGTGGCGTTCAAGATTGTGGTGCAGTATATGTTTTTGAAAAAGAAGGTAATGTTTTTAACCAAATAGGATTTTTAACTGGTTCTTATTCTAATAATTCTACTGATTATTTTGGATATAGTGTAGCAATTAGTGCAGATGGAAAAACCTTGATTTCTGGTGCGTATAATGATGAAGTTCCTGGAGGTAGTAATACTGGTGTAGTATATGTTTATGATCAAGTTAGAAGTTCTTACCTTTTCTCAACTCCTAGTGGTAATATTGGAATTGGAACAGCAGCTGCAACATCAAAACTTACAGTTCAAGGAGATGTAAGAATTATTGGTGTTACAACAATCACTGGAAACCTGAATGCCGCTGGAAATTCTTATGTAAAACTTGCAAGAACAACAAACCAAACTATTATTAGTAATGCTGATGCTTTAATTGGTTTTACTGCAACAAGTGATGCTAATGGTTGGTATAGTGGTATTACAACTCGCACAACTCCAACTGTTGCAGGAACTTATCGTGTTGATGCAATGGTAAACTGGGCAGCAGGAACTGTTGTTAATAACCAAACAAATATTCAAATCAGAAAAAACGGTTCTACATTTGCATTACATCAAGTTGGTATACAAACTAATTTTGCATATACTCAAACTGCTTGTGGAATTGTTACGATGAATGGAACATCAGATTATATTGATTTTACCGTATTTACAGGAAATACAACTAATCAAGTTGTCACGGGAACTGGTGATGGTGCTTGGACAAAGATGGAGATATTTAAGATCAATTGATCAACTGTCACACCCCCTTGACGGGGGTGTTTTTTTGTGTTATCATAAATAGGTAAACAAATGTTACGAAATACTCATAATTCGTAACAAAGTTCCTCTACCTAACCGAGACCTATGGGGAGGTTAAACACAGTCTCTCATACCCACACTGGAGGGTGGTGTGGGGAATAATGTATCATCCAGTACCCCCTGGACTTTTACTTACCCTTTTAACGAAAAATGACTGCTACAATTGCACAAAAACAATCTACTTCCACTTGGGAACAATTCTGCGAGTGGGTTACTTCAACGAACAACCGCCTTTATGTTGGTTGGTTCGGTACTCTGATGATTCCTACGTTGCTTGCTGCAACAATTTGTTTCATCGTCGCCTTCATTGCCGCACCTCCTGTGGACATTGATGGTATTCGTGAACCAGTTGCTGGTTCTCTCATGTACGGAAACAACATCATTTCTGGTGCTGTAGTTCCTTCAAGCAACGCCATTGGCTTGCACTTTTATCCCATCTGGGAAGCAAACTCACTTGATGAGTGGCTTTACAACGGTGGTCCTTACCAGTTGGTAGTGTTCCACTTCCTCATCGGCATCTTCTGCTACATGGGACGTGAGTGGGAACTGTCTTACCGTCTTGGTATGCGTCCTTGGATCTGTGTTGCATATAGCGCACCTGTTGCTGCTGCAACCGCTGTATTCTTGGTCTATCCTTTCGGTCAAGGTTCGTTCTCTGATGGTATGCCTCTGGGTATCTCTGGAACCTTCAACTATATGCTTGTGTTCCAGGCAGAGCATAACATTCTGATGCACCCATTCCATATGCTTGGTGTTGCTGGTGTGTTTGGTGGTTCTCTGTTTAGTGCGATGCACGGATCTCTGGTTACTTCCTCGTTGGTTCGTGAGACCACCGAGAATGAGTCGCAGAACTATGGTTACAAGTTTGGTCAAGAAGAAGAGACTTATAACATCGTTGCTGCTCATGGATACTTTGGTCGTCTGATCTTCCAATATGCTTCCTTCAATAACTCCCGTTCGCTGCACTTCTTCCTCGCTGCTTGGCCCGTTGTAGGCATCTGGTTTGCTGCTCTTGGTGTATCTACTATGGCTTTCAACCTTAACGGACTAAATTTCAACCAGAGTATTCTGGATAGTCAGAGCAGAGTACTTCCTACTTGGGCTGATGTTCTTAACAGAGCAGGTCTTGGAATGGAAGTTATGCACGAACGAAATGCTCATAATTTCCCACTAGACCTTGCTGCTGCTGAGTCAACTCCTGTTGCTCTCACCGCACCTGCTATTGGTTGATAAAAACTCAATAGTTTTAAGACCTCCTTCGGGGGGTCTTTTTTTTGTGCTATAATGTATAAATAATAATGCACGATATGCACGATACAAATGCCTAAAACAATTCAAACGACTGGGACAAAATATTGTAAGAGTTGTGATACTACAAAACCAATTGATGACTTTTATTTAAGAAATAAAATCAGTATGGTTAGACATTCTACTTGTAAAGAGTGTGATAGGAAAAGAGTAAAGGAAAATCATAATCCTGCTGTTTATAGGAATGCTGAGCTGCAAAGAAGATATGGTATAACTCAGCAAGATTATGATGTAATGCTTGCAGAACAAAATAATCAATGTGCTATTTGTAAGACAACTGATCCTGGTGGTAGACATACAAGTAATTATTTTGTTGTAGACCACTGTCATAAAACTGGTAAAGTAAGAGAACTTTTATGTCATCACTGCAACACTGCATTAGGACTTGTAGGGGACAACATCAGCACACTACAAACAATGATTGAATACCTGAGTAAAAACACCTATTGACTTCTTTATTAACAAATGTTAAGATAAATATGAGAAATAATACAGGTGCTTATGGTTTCATCAACGTTTACTCAACAGACACAGAGAGGATGGTTTGATGTCCTGGATGACTGGCTTAAACGAGATCGCTTTGTCTTTGTGGGGTGGTCTGGATTACTTCTTTTTCCCACTGCTTATCTGGCCCTGGGTGGCTGGCTTACTGGGACAACGTTTGTTACAAGCTGGTACACCCACGGGTTGGCGTCTTCTTACCTTGAGGGCGCTAATTTCCTCACGGCAGCTGTGTCAACGCCTGCTGACGCTATGGGTCATTCTCTTCTTCTGCTCTGGGGTCCTGAGGCTCAAGGGGATTTCGTCAGATGGTGCCAACTTGGGGGACTCTGGCCTTTTGTGGCACTCCACGGAGCCTTCGCTCTTATAGGTTTCATGCTTCGCCAGTTTGAGATTGCTCGTTTAGTAGGAATTAGACCGTACAATGCTATCGCGTTTTCTGGGCCTATCGCTGTTTTTGTCAGTGTGTTTCTCATGTATCCACTCGGACAATCATCCTGGTTCTTTGCGCCGTCGTTTGGCGTTGCTGCGATCTTTAGATTCCTTCTCTTCCTTCAGGGTTTCCACAACTGGACACTCAACCCCTTCCATATGATGGGAGTTGCTGGTATACTAGGAGGAGCATTGCTCTGTGCGATTCATGGTGCTACCGTTGAAAACACACTATTTGAAGATGGCGATCAATCAAACACTTTTAAGGCCTTTGAACCGACTCAGGAGGAAGAGACGTATTCTATGGTTACGGCTAACAGATTCTGGTCTCAGATCTTTGGTATTGCTTTTAGTAATAAACGTTGGTTGCATTTCTTTATGCTTTTTGTTCCAGTTATGGGCCTCTGGACTTCCTCTATTGGCATCATCGGTCTTGCTCTTAACCTTCGTGCATACGACTTTGTATCTCAGGAGATTAGAGCGGCAGAAGATCCGGAGTTTGAAACGTTCTATACAAAGAACATCCTCCTTAATGAGGGACTTCGAGCGTGGATGGCGCCGGTAGATCAACCTCATGAGCAGTTTGTATTTCCAGAGGAAGTGCTCCCGAGGGGTAATGCACTATAAAAAATAAATAGAGGAGTTCCATAAGAACTCCTTTTTTATGTTCTTCATTCTCATAAGTTTCATACTCTTCGGATTTTTTATGTTTGTAATGTCTATTGCTCAAGATATATAAAATAAACACTTGATTATGTCTTACGATACAGTTTTTATTTCTGATGTTCATTTGGGAACGAACCGATGTAATACCCAAAAGTTTTTGAAGTTTATTAAAGAACTCAAAACAAAAAAGTTAGTAATGGTAGGAGATATTATTGACATCGCTTGCATGGAAAAATATAATACTCACTGGAAAAAAGAACACACAGAGTGTGTTCATCAAATTCTAAACCTGGCAAAGAAAGGAACAGAAGTCATTTATATTCTAGGAAATCACGAAGGGCAGATTCGTCGTTATTGTGATTTCGAACATAAGAACTTTAGAATGGTAGAAGAATATACACACAAAGATTCAAAAGGCAATAAGTTTTTGTGTATTCATGGGGATAAGTATTCGGAGTATTCTTCTGGGTCTTGGAAGCAGTTGGTGTTCAATAAAGGATATGAATTTATTACACCATTAAGTTTAGTTCTAGAAAAATTCTTCAGATTCTCTTTGGTCTATGCACTAAAGAATACAATTCGTGGAAAAAGATACATCAACCAATACGAGACTGATATTGCATCATACTGTGTGCAGAGAGATAAGAAATATGATGGTGTGATTTGTGGACACATTCATCATGGAAACATCAGATACTTCAATAAACTTTTGTATATGTGCTGTGGTGACTGGTGTGATACATGTTCTGCAATTGTTGAGAAAAATGGAATGTATTCTCTTGAAAAGTATAAATGATTGGATCAGAAACTTCATATAAACTTGCAGAGATCATTCGTGATACTTGGCCTCAACTTTATAGATATGAATCACAGAAAATACAAACAACTGAAAAATCAAAAAAAGAAGAGGATGTACACGCCTGATGGATATATTGCAGATCCCCCAGATGCTAAGTGTCCTTACTGTGGGAAGTTGCAAAAATCTTGTTCTTATACTAATAGTCTAAGTCGTGCATGGGCAAGAGAAGTTTGTGCCAGAAAAAATAATCAAAAAATAGCAGAAGAATAAATATTTTCAAAATGTTCGGTAAACCGTATGAATTTACAAGATGCTGGATATTCATTAAAGTTGGAGTGTGCTTTAAGAAATCTGGGTTTTGTGGAGTTTGAATGGAAAGTAATCGCTCATGCTGGAATATTTTTTGTACTCCCAGTTTCTTATACAAGTAGATCAAGACCTTGGGATGATCTTTTAGGATTTCAAATACAAGAAAGTGAAGAGTATAATTCTGGAGAAATTCTTTTTGGAAAACCAATCATTCAAACTGCAAAAAAGGCTTTAGATTTTGCACTAAATTTTTCATGAAAATTTTAAACAAAATAAAATTATTTTTTGAGAGAGATCAAGACATTACTTTTCATGATGAGTTTCATTACATTTTTATAACTCTTAGAGAATTGATTGAAGTAATTAAAACTCAGAATAAATAACTCTAAATTACAATCGCTTATGGATCTCCTCCGTTCGCCTTCAGAGTACTTGTTTAATCTACGAGCAACAAGTTCAGCGGAAGCGAAACGAATATGGAGGCAACAAATACGGGAAAAGTGGGATCATCAATGCGCTTATTGCGGATCAAAAGAAAGACTTACAATTGACCATATTATTCCCCAATCAAAAGGTGGAATGGACTTTACAAAAAATGTGGTATGCTGCTGCCACGATTGTAACCAATCAAAAGGTCATGATCACTGGAAGTTATGGTATGTTCAGCAAGATTTTTATAGTGAAGATAGATTCAATAAAATAGAGGAATGGATGAAACCAGATCCTCCAACTAACTTATTTGCATATCGTCCAAGACGCAATAATGCTTCTTAATACCCCCCCTTTATCATTCTATAAATAAACTAGGGCAGCATATTTTATAGTTAATGACTATATCTACATACATACCAATTAGAATAAAAAGGTCAGGAGTAGAGGGAAAAATACCTCTAGTATCCGACCTTTTAACGGGTGAATTAGCTGTTAATTATTTTGACGGTGAACTTTATACATTACGAGATCGTCCAGGAATTGGTTCTGATGTCGTAAAAATTGGTGGTGCTGGCGTAAAAGTTACAAATATTTTATATGTCACAAAAGACGGAAGCGACATCAACACAGGACAAAAACTTGGAGAAGCAAAAGCAACCATCCGAGGAGCAATTGCAGCAGCAACAGCAGGAACTGTTATTAAGGTTAGTGCTGGAACTTATGTAGAAAATAATCCGATTATAGTTCCGACTCAAATCAGTATTATTGGTGATAGTTTAAGAGAAGTTTCTGTAGTACCACAAAATAGTGCAGCAGATTTGTTTCATGTTGGTCCAGGTGTTTACTTGTCGCAAATGTCTTTTGTTGGATCTGCAAGTACATTTGCCGCAGTTGCATTTGATCCAAATACAATTCAATATAATACACAATCTCCTTATATACAAAACTGTACAAACTTTATTCCAAACAGTATTGGAATGAAAGTTGATGGGAATCACTCATTGGGACCAACTAAAAGTATGGTTCTAGATTCTTATACACAATACAATCAGGGGGGAATTGGTGTTTCAATTACAAATGAAGGATATGCTCAGTTAGTTTCTCTTTTTACAATTTGTGATAATATAGGAGTTTATTGTGGGTCAGGTGGGGCATGTGATCTAACAAATTCAAACTCATCTTTTGGTAATTTTGGATTAGTTGCTGATGGAGTTGGGCCCAGAAAATATACTGCAACAATTGCACAATCTAGTGACATAAATGCGGACACTTTTTCACTTCAAATTGATGATCCGATTTTTAATGTTAGTAATGCTGTTTATAGTCATACAACTGGAATTGTAACTGTTACTACATCAACAACTCATAATTTTGCCACTGGTATGACAGTGAATATTTCTGGTTTAGGATTTACTTGTGATTCTGGTCCAGGAATAGTTACTTATCCCAGTGGAAATAATGGATTTAATTTTGAAGTTATAAAAGTTCCAACACCAAATAGTCTTACATTAAATGTTGGTATTTCTACTCTTCGTCACTATTATTATGGTGGTGGTGAAGTAAGCAATAATATTATTCGTCCTTATGATGGACAAGTTGTTTATTTTGATACTTTATACTATCAAGTTTCTGGAATTACAATTACTAATGGTGGATCTGGATACACACAAGCACCAGAAGTAACTATTAGTGCCCCTTCAACTGATTGGGGAATAACTGCAACCGCAATTGCAAGCATAGAAAATGGATCAGTTACTTCAATTGACTTGGCATCAAGTGGAAGAGGATACACTACAATTCCTAGCATTACAATTGCCTCTCCAAATGTAGGAATAAATACATCAACAGCAACTATATCTCTGTCTCCAGTTTATTATATAATTAACTCTTCTACTCCAATATCCTCTGGAATTTGTACCATTACAATTAATGACAATTTACCTTATTCTATAGGTGTAGGAACAACAGTTCCATTTTTTAAACAAAGTAGAATATTGGCATCTGGTCATTCATTTGAATATATTGGATCTGGTACACAAGTTCCAAATTGTTTACCTTCTTTTGGTGGAATAGCAATTCAATCACATGAAACTGATATAAGAAATGGTGGTCTAGTTGTTTATACCAGTACAGATCAGTCTGGTAATTTTAGAATTGGTGATGGAGTTCAAATTAATCAGGCTACAGGAACAATCTCTGGAAACATCTATTCAAAGAGTTTATTTTCAACAATGACACCATTTATTCTAGCATTGGGGGGAGGATTATAATAAATGGCATTAGCTTTAAACGTATTCAGAACAATTACATCAGTTGCAACAGCAAGTCCAGTAGGAATTTATACGGCACCAGTTGGATATTCTGGTGTTGTCCTTTTGGCACAAGCAGCAAATGTTACAACAAACACTTATAATGTAACATTATCACATAAACGTTCAAGCACGACAACTGAATTAACAAAAGATCTTTATATTCCTGGAAATGATTCTATATCATTAATTAGTGGAAGATTAGTCTTACAGCAAGGTGATAGTCTTATTCTTTCTGCAAATGCAGCAAATGGAATAAAACTTACGGTTAGTCTTTTAGAAACACTTAATTAATAAGTAGAAATGGATCAGTTTCTTAGCGGCAGAAGAAGAAATCTAAGTCTAGGTATAAGTTCAGTTACTGAAAGAACTACAGTTTTAAATGTAATTGGAAATATTGGCATTGGAACCACCAATGCATTTTCCCCATTAACTGTAGTTGGTGACGGTAGTTTTACTGGCGTTGTAACTGCATCTAGATTAATTTCTGTAGCCACTACAGGAATATCTCCATTATCTATTGCTTCCTCTACTTTAGTAAGTAATTTAAACGTAGAGTTTTTAGCAGGAAAACCTGGACCATATTATACTGATGCATCAAATTTAACTGGTATTGCTCCTGGTTCTGTAGTTCGTCAATCTGATGGACTGACAGTCTCTGGTGATTTGTTTGTTACTGGAGATGTAAGCATTGGTGGAACTACAATTGTAGTATCTGCAAATACATTAAATGTAACTGATAAAAGAATTGTTTTGGGGATTACGACCTCCCCAAAAGGTAAAGACTTATCCACTGATGTTACTGCCAATCTTGGTGGTATTGCGATTGCTAGTACTGTAGGAACACCACTAGTCAATCTTTTTAAATCTGGAGTTAACACTTCACCAAATACTTATAAGCAATTAGTTTGGGCTGCAGCGGGCACATATGGTGCCGGCACAACTGATGCTTTTCTATTCAATTATGGTGTTGGTATTGGATCAACTCAAGTTGCTCAAGGAGTAAGACTTGCTGTTGGTAGTGGAGTTACGATTACTGATGATACCGTTTCGGCAAGAATTCTTGACGGTATTATTAGTAATAAGGCGATTTTAGGGCAAATATCAACCACAACTGCCGATGGTGTAAATGATTTAATTGTCATTTATTCATCAAAAGATCAAGCATTGAGGAGAATCTCTATTAGAGATGCTTCTGTTCAAGGTTTACAGGGAACTCAAGGCCGTCAAGGTTTACAGGGTGCAGTAGGTCAAGG